CCCGTAACCGCACCGTTGGGCTCGCTAGAGGCTTTTGGAACATAGCGTGAACGTCCCATGCAAATCGGGATGGTTTCCGGGGCCGGGGTGGCCCCAAACTTCGGGCTTCCACGCGGCCAGAAGGCCCAGCGCAAATTTTGTACCAAATCAGTGACCCATACCTAACCACGCGAGCACCAGGCCAAGGAATCCAATGCTGTTTGTTTACACGCGTGCCAAAGCGTAGGGAATAGCGTTCCGTCTGTTTACACGCGTGAAATAAACGGTTGACATTACGGCGAAAATGTGGTATAATGCTCAGATCAAAGTGGGAATCTGTCCCATGCCCGGCCCTGGAAGACCACCTATCCGGCCGGCTATCACGCATGTTCGTGAGTTGACTCCCCATGACCTCACCCAGTTCCGGCAGGGGCGTGATCCCCCAATCAAGCGTTATCGTGACTCCCACCACCAAATGGCCAGACTCTTTGCAATGGGCTTACGGGTCTCCCAGGTTGCCGCTGAGATGGGGTATTCAATCACCCGTGTCTCCGTCCATCACAACAACCCCCTCTTTAAGGAACTCATTGCACAGTACGGCAAAGTCCACGACGAAGAAGTCCGAGATTCTATAGCGTCATATAACGCGCTAATTCTCTCTAACGGCATGAAGGCCGAACGGAAGATTGCCGACAAGCTCGACGATGACGAAAATGATGAACTAAGCATCCGGGAACTTCTCAGCATCACCCGAGATGCTGCTGACAGGGTTGGGCTGTCGAAGCGGTCAATTCAGACTAACATTTCCGTCGACTTTGCGGCAATGCTCGATAAGGCCCTGGATCGCACTGCCAAGGCCAAATCGAGCGTAGCCAGCCAGATCGAGGCTCAGGTCATCCCATTCTCGGAAGCTCGTCCCCCCTCGCCCCGGCCTAACAACCGGGGCGGTTTTTTCAGGAGGGCGTAGTGGCGATTAACAACGGGAAATTCGACTATCCGGCCCAAGGTTGGTCTACCGGCAAGATGCGTAAACGAGGTCAGAAGCCCGGTGAGACGGAAGTGGCCATGGACTGGCAGCGCCGGGGCCAACCTGAGTCGGCCTTAGCGGAAATGGATAAGGCCGCAGGCATGGGTATTGCCGCTAGGGGCGGGGCTTTGCCAGTTGGCGCTGCCGGAGTGCCTCAGGCCGTTGCCGGCCAACAGGCCACCCGTGGGGTGCAAGACCAGATTCAGGCCCACAAGGATCAAATCCAGCAAGGGCTAAGCCAGGTCGCCGAGGGCAGCATGAACACTAGCGGGTTCAACAAGCTGCTCAAAAAGCTCGGCTGGAGTCGAGATTCTGGGACCGGCGAATTCACTGACCCACAAGGAAACGTGCATACCATAACTTCTGAAGCACAGTAATGGCAACGATCGATGAATTGATCGAGAAACACGCTAAGCGAACGGGACTTGACCCGAAAATGATAAAGCGGATGGTACAGCTTGAATCTGGAGGCGATCCGAACCAGTCCACGGGCAAAAATCAGCATTACGTCGGTCTGCTTCAGTTGGATCAAGGGGAATTCACTCGGTTCGGCGGAACCGGCTCTAGAACTGACCCTGAACAGAACATAATGGCCGGAACCAACAAACTGGTGCAGGAAAGACTGACGTTTAAGCAGAAATACAACCGTGAGCCGACGGCGGATGACACTTACATGGTCCATCAGCAAGGTCCCGCCGGTTATGCGGCCCATATGGCTAATCCTGAAGGAACCGCTTGGCGGAACGTCAGAAGATACTATCCAAGTGACGCCGTAGCTAAGGCTGCCATTTGGGGCAACATGACGCCATCGATGAAGGCCAAGTATGGCTCTGTGGACAACGTAAAGTCAGCCAATTTCACTAGTGATTGGAGTGACAGATACTCCGGTGCAAGGACGGAGATGGCCCCAGGCTCGTTTAGGGAGCGTGTGGCTAAATCTAGGGCCAGACACGAAGCTATTCCTGAAGATGCAGGAGAGCCAACGAAGAGAGCGCCTGTAGTGGACACCGGCCCAGGCTTCGTTCCGGCTAACGTCATCCACCCAAGTGTAGAGGCACCTGACTTCAGGACTAGCGGCCCTGTAACGGCACCACTTCTGTCTCAGGCCGGGAGAGTGCCGCAATGAACCCACAATTGCTCGAATGGCTGGCCTCAGTTACCCATGATCCTTACGCCTTTGTCATGGGAGCCTTCCCGTGGGGTGACGCTGACGGCCGGCTGAAGGACTTCCCAGATGGACCAGAGCCCTGGCAGAAGGATATCCTCAACCTTATTGCGGCGGGTCTTGTTGACCTCAACAAGGCCATTCAACTTGCCACTGCATCAGGGCATGGTATTGGCAAGACCGCCCTCGTCAGCTGGATCATCCTCTGGGCTCTCAGCACGAAACCAGACACACGTGGGGTGGTCACGGCCAACACGGAGACACAGCTGAAGACCAAGACTTGGGCCGAACTGGGCAAATGGTTCCATATGTTCCTGGCCAAGGATTTCTTCAGCCTAACGGCAACCGCACTCTTCGCAAAGGACAGCGCCCATGAACGTACATGGCGCATTGATATGGTCCCCTGGTCTGAGAGGAATACCGAGGCGTTTGCGGGACTACACAACAAAGAACGAAGGATACTCGTGGTTTTTGATGAAGCGTCCGCTATTCCGGATGTTATATGGGAAACGACTGAAGGTGCGCTTACAGATGCTAATACTGAAATCATATGGTGTGTATTCGGAAATCCAACTCGGAACACCGGAAGATTCCGTGAATGCTTTCCTGGTCAGAGGCACGCTAAAGTCTGGAAGTCCCGTCAGATCGATTCTCGTGAAGTCTCGCTTACCAATAAGGAACAAATCGCCTCGTGGATCGAAGCCTACGGGGAAGATTCGGACTTCGTTAGGATTCGTGTCAGGGGTGTCTTCCCAAGAACCGGTGAGATGGAGTTCATCTCGGCGGAAATGGTTGACTCGGCGACTCTAAGCGAAGCTGGCTCCGATCCAAGGGATGCGTTGGTCATAGGAGTTGACGTTGCACGATATGGCTCGAACGAGAGTGTCATTTGGTTCCGTAAAGGACGAGATGCACGCAGCATTACGCCAATTAGGCTACGAGGCGCAAGCACTGTCGAATTGGCTGGAAAAGTATCCGAGGCCTTCCACAGATACAGAGTTGACGGAATTTTTGTTGACGGCGGGGGCGTTGGGGGCGGAGTTGTTGACCAGCTTAGGGCATTACACATCTCTGTGTTCGATATCAACTTCGGATCAAGAGCCGAAGGGTACGGGTTTACTCAGGGCGTCGAAGGAGAGCGTTACGCCAATAAACGAGCCGAAATGTGGGGATTGATGCGAGGCTGGCTGAAGCATGGAGCTATTCCCAACGACCCTGATCTGAAGGCTCAGCTTGTCGGGCCACTCTATACGTATACGATCAAGAATGAGATTCAGCTTGAGAAGAAGGAAGATATGATGCGCCGGGGCTTAGATTCCCCGGACCTCGCTGATGCACTGGCGCTAACGTTTGCGCTACCTGTCGCTGCACACGAAGGAGCAGGCAGAGATGGTCCGGGGAAGCCTCTAGTTGTCTCGGAGTACGACCCATTCAGCAAGAAGAACATCTACGGCGAAATTGTTGATCCTGAACAGGAGGATCGGAGGGTAGCATGAGCTTCATCACTCGAGCGTTCACTCCACCGGGTTCCGGCAATCCACCGCCTATGCCTTTGCCTACGCCCACTGTAGCGCCGCTACCGCCTCCACCCGCCGCACCGACGCAGCCTGCACCACCGCCGAGCCAGGCCGGATTTGCCCCATCACAAACACCGGCAGCGAGACAAAGAGCAAGTGTAACGGCGACTACAATGCTAGGTGCAGCCGCAGCTGCCGGTACAACCAAAAAGCCAACCCTGGGTTAGTAATGCCAAAGGTTCCAGGAGACATGGACCCGTCTACGCTCGAAGGCCAAACCGGCGGCATGTGGCAGCCTGACCCAACTCATCTGTTGATGGCTGCGAGTGATATGAACGAAGAGGGTAAGCTAATTGTCCCACAGCAACAGTCAAGCCATCGGACCGGCGGTAACGCCAAGTTACTCACTAGGCGACCAAGGCGAAGGTAATGGCACGCCAAGTCAGTGAACAAGACCAGGAGCTTCACCGCCATGTGAACGAGCGGCTGCTTGGCTTGAGGGTGAATCGATATTCCTGGTGGGTCCACGGGCGTGAACTAGCTGACTTTCTACTACCTCGGAGATATAAGTGGCTGATCACGCCAAACCAAATGACCCGAGGTTCGCCGATCAATCAGCATATTTTGGACTCAACTGGGACACTTGCGGCGAGGAACTTAGCTTCAGGGATGATGTCAGGTATCTCCTCTCCGACTCGGCCATGGTTCAAGTTAAAGATTGGCCATATCGACTCTACCCAGACGAGTCCCACATCTTTGTGGCTCTCGGAGTGCGAGCGATTGATGATGCTCGTGTTTCAGGAGTCCAATTTCTACAATTCTATTGCGATTGTCTACTTCGATCTCGTAGTGTTCGGCACGGCCGTAATGCTGATCTACGAGGATTTCGACAATGTGATTAACTGCTTCAATCCCTGTTACGGCGAGTACTACGTCGATAATGATGGTAAGTTCAGGCCGCTGATCTTCTTCCGTGAGTTCACCATGACGGTGTCGCAGGTGGTGGACCAGTTCGGCTACGACAACAGTTCGGACCAAGTCAAGCGCCTGTACGATGAAGCTAAGGCTGCGCTGACTCGAGAAATCATTGTCGCCCATGCAATCGAGCCCAACTTCAATCCGAGGAAATATGGCGTTCCAGAGCACTTCAAGTTCCGTGAAGTTTATTGGGAATGGGGAGGCTCGGCGAGTCCACAAGGAGGCATTGCTTATGCTCCGGGCTTCTTACGAAAGAGCGGGTTCCACGAAGCGCCGCATGTCTGTGTCAGATGGGACTTGGTGTCGAATGATGCGTATGGCCGAAGTCCTGGAATGGATGCTCTGCCCGATATCAAACAACTACAGCAGCAGGTCAGGCGGAAAGCACAGGCCATCGACAAGACTGTTAACCCACCAATGGTAGCTGACATTCAGCTGAAGAACCAACCGGCGAGTCTATTGCCCGGCGGAACCACTTACGTCGCCGGAATGATGCAGGCTAACAACGCAGGCTTCGCCCCTGTTTACGGGAATTGGAAGCCTGGCATAGCCGAGATTTCGGAAGATTTGAACGAGTGCCGGGAGCGGATCAAGAAGATATTCTACAACGATATTTTCCAGGTGATTTCGCAGTTCGAGACTCGGTCGAATGTCTCAGCCACCGAAATCGATGCTCGTCGGTCTGAGGCGCTTGTCATGCTTGGCCCGGTGCTGGAGAGGATTCAATATGAGTTGCTGTCTCCTACAATCGACAGGACCTTCTCAATTATGTCTCGGTCCGGAGTTTTGCCGCCAGCCCCAGCTGAGGTTCGAGGAGCTAATATCGACATCGAATATGTCTCAATGTTGTCTCAGGCGCAGCAGGCTGCGGCTAGTTCAGGAATTGAAAGAACTCTCCAACTGGCCGGTGGGCTCGTTGGAGTTGACCCGTCAGTTATGGATAATATCGACCTCGACGCTACGTTAGAGATTTACTCCAATCTAATGAACAACAACCCGAAGATGATCCGGTCGCCGGAAGCGCTAAAGCAACTTCGGGCACAACGGCAACAGCAGCAGCAACAAGCGGAGCAACAAGCAGCAGCAGAACGAGCAGAGAAGCTTGCAGGCGGCGCTAAGAATCTCAGCGAGACTGACGTTGGTGGTGGCCAGAATGCCCTCCAGGCAATGATGGGTGGTGGGGGCGGGATATGAGCCGGGTAGTCTCCTGTCGGCTATCCGAAGGTGAATGGAATGCCTTTAAGTGCGTATGCGAGAATCACAGCCTATCTGTCGGAGATTTGTTTCATAGCATCATCATAGATGCGCTGGTAGACGAGGGCTTCGATGGCCTACGATGCAGGCAACAGGAAGGACGTGAGGGAGCTACAGAAGAGAGCGAAGCTGGAGGAACAGCAACGGAGGGAGATCGTTAATGGAATCATGTCAGTTGCCCCAGGCCGGAAATGGGTATGTGAACTACTCGAAACATGCCACATCTTCGCTACTAGCTTCTCAGACGTGGGCCTTAGAATGGCATTTATGGAAGGTCAGCGTGAAATCGGACTACGGCTCCTTATGGATATCATGGGGGCCTGTCCAGACCAATACGTTCAGATGATGGGAGAGAGAAATGCCAGACAATCAAGCATCGACGCCGGACTCAGCAGGAGTCGACCGGACGGCGACGGGAGCGATAGCGGATCAGAAGCAGACGACGACACCGGCAGCGACGACGCCTCAGACCTCGACGACCCCAGATACGCCTCCGACAGATGACAAGTCGCTTATTAACACAGGCGAAGAGAAGTCGCTTGCGAATCAGAAGGTCGAGACTAAGGATACTTCTGTCGGTGGAGCTCCCGAGACTTACGCTGCCTTCAGTGTTCCGGAAGGCTTCACGCTCGATGAGGCTGTATCTAAGGAAGCTGGCGAGATGTTTAAGTCCATGGGCCTGAGCCAAGAGCAGGGCCAGAAGCTCGTCGACTTCTACGTTGGCAAGACCAGCGAAGCTGTGACGCAACCGTATCAAGTCTGGCGAGATACTCAGGCAAGGTGGGTTAAAGAGGTTAAGGCTGATCCATTTCTAGGCCCAAGACTGAATCAGGTGACCACCACAATTTCCAAGGCGATCGATCAGATTGCTGGTAACAATGAGAAGTTGGCCGAAGGCTTCCGCCAAGCGATGGACTACACGGGAGCAGGTAATCATCCTGCCTTCCTCAGAATGTTCTATGAACTGGCCTCGATGATAACTGAGGGCGGCCATGTCGCCGGTAAGGGACCGAGTCCAGCAGGCCAGTCGCAGAGAGGCGATGTACCCTCAGCTGCGAAGGCCATGTACCCGAATTTACCCTAATGCCCTGCCACAGATGTGGTTGAATGGAGATGGGCAGTAGCAAACAAAGGAGCTAACTCTGGTTTAGGAGGCCATCATGGCCACCATTGGGGCAACTGCCCTAACCTATGCGGACTGGGCTAAGCGAATGGATGACGGCTATCACGTCGCCGTTATCATCGAACTGCTGTCCCAGACTAATGAGATCCTCGATGATATGCTTGTCGTTGAAGGTAATCTTCCAACGGGTCACAAGACTACCGTCAGGACAGGTCTGCCACAAGCTACTTGGCGCTTACTCAATACAGGTGTCCCGAACGCCAAAAGCACCACGGCTCAAATCGTCGATACCTGTGGTAATCTGGAAACCTATGCGGTTATCGATAAGGACGTGGCGGATCTCAATGGCAATACTGCTGATTTTCGACTATCAGAGGTCAAGGCCTTCCTTGAGGGCATGTCTCAACAAGTGGCTGCCACACTGATCTATGGGAACCAGTTCATCAATCCGGAACGATTCACTGGGCTGGCCACCAGATACTCCACCAAGACTTCCGCCAACTCCCAGACGGCGGCCAATGTCCTCGATGGTGGTGGTACCGCATCTACAAACACCAGCCTTTGGGTCGTCGTGTGGGGTCCCGATACTTGGCACGCCACGTTCCCCAAGGGCAAAGTGACCGGATTGCAACACCGGGACATGGGAGAGTGGCCAGTCCAAGACGGTGCCGGCAACACTTACCAAGCCTATCGTGACCACTTCAAATGGGAGATCGGCCTGGTAGCTCGAGATTGGCGTTATGCAGTGAGGATAGCTAACATCGATGTCACGCAACTCTCGGGAGTCAATGCGGCCAATCTCATTAACCTGCTCGTCCGCGGACTGTACAGACTTCCTACTGCGCCAGCTGGAGCTACTACAATCCAGACCTCGGACACGCCTGAAGTTAGAGCTAACATGGGTCGGACGGTTATATACTGTAACCGCGTTATACGAACCTACCTCGACCTCCAGGCGATGAACAAGACTAATGTCCTCCTCCGGATCGAAGAGTTCGAAGGCAAGCCCGTCACAACGTTCCGATCGATTCCTGTCCGGACCTGTGACGCTATCCTTAACAACGAAGCACAGGTCGTCTGAGAAAGGAGATCGGCTATGATCCTCGACGGTCTACTCCAGTTCAGTGCTCCCTCTCCCGGTGACACTATCTTGGCTGCCACCGTGAACAGCACGAACGTCATCGACCTGCATATGGCAGGCATCCCTGTCCTGGCTGCTGGCCAAGGTGCCAGGGATATCGGTATCGGCGACGATCCGGCGATGAAGCTCCTCGTCCAAGTCAGTGTTGCCGCTGCTGGCGGTACGAGCCTTATCGTTGCGCTGCAAGGCGCTCCTGATAACGGCTCAGGCCTCCCAGGTACCTTTGTAACCTGGTGGACCTCACCGACCTATGCCCTCGCAACGCTTGTCGCCGGTGCCCGGTTGTACGACATGGATATGCCTCGACCTCCTGCTGGTGTGGTCGAGCCTAGGTTCCTCCGGCTGATCTACACAGCCGCAGGTGTCTTCACAGCTGGAAACCTTCAGGCATTCATCGTGCTTGATCGTCACGATCAGTTCTACAATGCTCTGAACAATGCGATCCTCGGCGGCTATCCGCCTGGGGTCGTGGTTGCGAACTGATGCGAAACTTTCTAATTGGGTTGCAAGGGGCAGCGCTCGCTGCCCTGAGCACCTTCCTGCCTGGGATACTCACTCTATTCTTAGCGGCAGGCGTCTATGTCGTGTGGGCCCAACCAGTAACACAGAACCAAGTCTCTGGCAACGAATGTTGGAATGCTGGACAAGGGCCAGGCGGGCCAGGTCAGTTCTTGTGCATCAATCTGGTCAGAAATGGCAATGGCATACTTGTCGTTTCTGGCAGCGGCGCCGCAACCACTCAAGCAACCACGTCGGTGGCCACGTATTTTTGGTCTGGTACAGCCCCTACTACCTGGACAGTTACGATGCCGAATACCCCATTCGATGGTGAGGTAGTTCGGTTAAGCTCAGACACAACTCTAACTACGATGGTTACGGTTCAAGCTGGTACGACCGGGACCATGAATACCACGTATAATGCACAAACCGTCACTGCTAATACAACTGTCGCCTGGCAGTACAGTCAAGTGGCAACTAAATGGTATCGATCCCAATAGGAGGGTCATATGCGAGTGTACAGATTAGCGGGACTTATCGGTGCGCTTGCATTGGCGGCGCTGGTTCTCCGGCCCGGGGTGCCAGCGCTCGCCCAACCTGCCCAGTGCGGCCGAACAGCACCAGGAGCTTCTGGTGCGGCAACGACTCTGGTCATTACAGGTCAGGCAGGTAGCGTTGTCCATCTCTGTGGATGGGATATAACGGCCTCGGCAGCATCGACCTTCCAGATTGTTACAGGCACTGGAGCTACCTGCGGTACCAATACCGTCAATATCACAGCTGCTCATGTCTTGACAGGGCAGAATACCATAAACACTTCCGCTGCTACACCAGGTAGATACTCGGCCCCAGCGGGGAACAGTATTTGCATGATAGTCACCGGCACGGGCCCAGTTCAATGGACGATCTACTACACTCAACTGTTCTAGGAGGCTCAAATGGCTAGATTCCAAAGTCGTGTTGCTTTCGTTGTCGCTGGCAAGAGATACAAGGCGGGCACGATCTACGCCGACACTGTCGGTAATGCCTTAGCAGGTGACGTGGTTTGGGCTGGCATGTCTTCGAGCACTATGTCGCCTGGCCTAATCGCCCTCGATGGTACAGCAACGACTATGAAAGGTGCTTCGCCATCTTCTGGCCTCGATGTGGCCCGTCCTGACGGGGTCAACAGTATAGATGGCTAGTTACCGCCTTCTGGTCGATCATTTCGTCGGCGGCCACTACCTCGAAGCAGGTACGATAGCGGTCGAGGGCATCGATTTGCCCCTTGGGTGGATTCCATCTCTTTCGGTCGATCCGCTCGACGCTGATGCGGTGCAGAAGTTTTGGAATCAAGTGCCAGGGCCAATTCTTAGTGACTCTGAGTTTGCGTGGCCGGGAGGTTCACGAAGGTCCATCGGGTTTAAGCCGGCACCGGTAACATATTGGAAGAAGATTGATAGGGACACCTTTCAACTGACTGGAATTGGTGTGTCTCTTGGCCCTCGTGTACAAAGGCCATTGTTTGTTGCACCGCCACCGCCACCATTTCTTACTATGACTTATTTCTATATAGCGGTGCAATACTAGGGAGGCAACATGTCAGACAATAGCGTACTTCCCGTCGCAGTAGGCACTGAGACATTTGCCAACAATGATATTGGTGGGGTTAAGTACCCACGGGTAAAATTGACTTGGGGAGCGGCTGGTGTTTCTGGCGACGTTAGTGCAGGGAATCCGTTACCAGTTACATTCTCCGGTTCAATAACTGTTGCTGGTCCGTTGGCTGTAACTCAATCTGGCGTGTGGACAGTTGGGGTTTCCGGCACTGTAGCCGCAGTTCAATCAGGTGCGTGGACGGTAGCCGCAGCCCAGTCTGGTGCATGGACGGTTGCTGTTAGTGGCTCTGTACCCGTAACTCAGTCTGGTGCTTGGACAGTAGGCGCAACTCAGTCTGGTGTTTGGACAGTTGCCGTTAGCGGCACGACAACTGTCAGCGGTACTGTTGCAATTTCTAGCGGTGCAATGTCAATTACTCAGGGTGGCAACACTGCCGTAGTTAAAGCAGGGTCTGTTGCTCCGGTCGCTGCTGACCAAGCGCTGGTCGTTGCGATGTCACCTAATTCGCAAAACCCTAATGGCTTTACAACGGAGCTTCTTAGCTCTCCGGTTGTCATTACCAATGTTGCACATAGCGTTCCAGCCATCGCTGGTGGCTCTACATATAAAGGGTGTTCGGCCTCTACCACAACTCAACTTGGCGCAACCGGCGCTATCGGCGACTATATCGAGGGCATCAACTGTATCGTCACTACTCCAGCAACGTCACAGGTACAGCTTCAGGATGGTGTTAGCGGGGCATTCATCGTCTTTCCAAACAATCCTGGTGGCGGTATTTGCACTTATCCCGTTCCGCTTGGCTACAAGGCCGTCGGTGCTGGATGGAAAGTGATCTGTGGCGCTGGTGTTACCGTCATTGCTTCAGGGACCTTCACCTGATGTTTCACCGACATCCACATAGCTTCTATAGGGTCCCTGGAGCCCCTGTGGGTGATTTTGTCACTGGCCTTACCAATTATTGGCCACTGGATGACGCTAACGTCTCAGGTGCAGTTGCCACCGATGTCGTAAACGCTCCCACCAGTGGAAACATCGCTGGTGGCGTTACCAGCACAGCAGGGCCAGGTGTTTCCGGCGCTTACGCCACAGCACGAGCTTTCGATGGTGTTGCAGGAACACGCATCTATCTCGGCGCTAGCCTCTTTGACATGAATCTTAGCTCCTTCTCAATTGCTTTTTGGGTGCTGATTACCAATAACGCAAGTCTTGCGGCGGACGGCGGTAATCAACAGCAGTACTTTATCTTCGATAGAGCGGGCAATGGCACGAACTATGTAAGGATTGGAAACGTGAACGGCTCCCCAGTTGGTGTGGCGGGCAGTTTATTCTTTCACACGTCAACTACAAGATATTACACAACTGCTGTGGCAGTTCCTTCAAACACTTGGAAGCACATTGTCTGTGTGAATTCTGGCGGTGGATCTGGAGGAGCGCATACCATCTATGTAAACGGTGTGATTGCGGCTACTAGTACGCAGGCATCGGCTGACAGCAGCTTTTCTTTAATTGAGAACGTTTTCGCTACTGGGAGTCCGACTCAGGGGATGTTGGCGGGGAAGATGTCGGCGGTACGTGCCTACAACCGTGTCCTAAGCCAACTCGACGTGACGGCGCTCT